TGCTGTTATCTGCCGGGTCGCGGTAAACGCCGTAGGCCGTGTCGGCGTTGTTGTAAGTAATGGCTTTAGCCGTATTGATAACGGTCGCCGCTTGAGTCTGGGTTGAAAAAAACGACCCAAAATTTACCACGTTGGGTTCGGGATAGCGGGGCATCAGTTTAAGCGCCTGTATCTCCGACTCCAGCACCGGCACGGTGTCTTCTACCGTAGCCGCCAATGCCGGGGTCAACTCAAGGTCAGCCGTCGTAATCTGCGTCGTGCCTGCGCCTGTCAGCGTGAACTGGTTGTTTAGAAACCTAAACCATTCACGCGAAATAAGGCCCGTCCGCTCGTCAATGAACGGTACGCGAGGCGCCGGGATGTTAGTGATGTTAGGCATTGGTTCCGGCTATCCTGAGTTCAGCGCCCATGATTGCCGTCACCATAGGGTCGGCGGCAGATACTTCGTACACGCGATCGCGCGACTTGAGGGTTGCGCCAAGCCGACGCCAGATAACACGGGTCTGCGTTGCGCCAATCGGCCCAAGCGACTCCCACCGCTCGTAGCTCCAAGTGTGCCCGCCATCGTCCGACCAGCGCAGCATGACCTGCGGATTAACGACGCTGTTCTCCGGCTCGCCCTCGACAACGATGTTGCCAAGGTCTTGCTGCAAGATGTACCCAGGCGCTTGTTGCTCAAGGAAGCCGGGGTCGTCGTATAGCCCGCCCACGCCCGTCTGGCAGTCAAGCTGCAACTGGTGGTGGATGGTACGGGTTAGGTTGTTCTGGCCGGTCGGCAGCGCGCGCCATGTCCGCAGCCATTTCTGCAACTGCGTGTCATCGCGGAAATACCGCAGGTCAAACTCGTAGAGACGGCCATCTTGGAAATCTCCCAAAATCGGCTTGCCCTTAAAACGGGCATGACAGTTTGATCGATGGCGACGGAATTGACCTTTCTCAAACGCTGCGCGTTCATGCCAAGCGCCGGTCGCGGCGTCATACACCCAAGTGGTGTTGGCCGTCGGGAAAATCAGCACGTAGAACGCGTGGCCGTCTTGCTGATACGTATACGCGATGGCGTCAGACAAATCAGTGTAGTTTTGGATGGCGAACTCGACCGCATGGGTCGAAACGCGCACGCCTTGGTAGCCTTGAGCGCGGTAGACGACGCCTTGACCGCGAGCGTCAGCGCCGAGCCAAAACACACTATTGTCGAGCTTGGCAACCGAGTACGGCGCGATACAACCGATCTCGTTGTAGGCGCCTTGGATGCGCGTCAGCGGAAAGTCAGGATCGCCCGAGTTGTACCAAACCTCAACCGAGTTCGTGCCAAATAGCCACGCCTCGCGGTGGTCGATAATGATCGACACCAAACCGTCCGGTGAGCCCTCGGCGCTTGCAAAGTCAAGCGGGTCGATGGAAAGACCATCGAGCAGCGCCGTCACCCAGATGCGCTGGCTGTTCGGTTCGTTGAAGACGAAATAGCCGTCTAAGTAGCCAACCGTCACCGCGCCGGGGAAGTCAGGGTCGGTGATCTTTTGGAAGACGTTGGTATTGCTGTTGTAGATGTATCCATCAGGGTTACACGCTACAAAAATTTGAATACCGTTGTCCGCCATCGACACCGGGCCGGTGCCCGTAATGTCGCCGAGCTTGGTAACATTTAAGTTACCGTCAACCTTGTAGAACTCGCTGCCCGAGGCGACGTACAGGCTGTCTCCCAAAGGATACAACGCACGGATGGGGCCAGAGCCCACCTCCATGTACTGCCGCAAGCCGGGGCACCGCTGAAGGTACGCAGGCTCTTTGCCGGCCTCGGGGATGACCTCGGGGTAGAGGTTTACCATCCGAGCATCGGCGGCGTTTACGCTGCGCGCAACGTAAGACGAGCCCAGGATCGGCGTCTTCATTAAAAGTTACCGGCGTAGATGTTGTACCGATTGCGACGGGCGATGATGCTGTACGGCATCGCCATAACGTTGTTGGGGTTGTTGATGCGCTTGAGGTTACGCTTGCTGTACATCGCAACGCGGCGCACGTCCGGTGCCGGCTCAACGCCAAACTCCGGTGCCAACTCCAACGCCAAGTTATACCGAAACGCCCGAAGGTACCCAGGCGGCATGAGGATTTCGGTGCTAAGAGACACAGGGTCCAACAGCCGCTGCACCGAAATGAAGTGGAACTCCAACATCCGATTTGGCACCGGATAGACCGACATAGAAATGTTCGGAAACGTATTGTTGACGAACATCACCTGCGGATAGGTGCTCTGCACGGTCTTGACTGCAATGTTGTTGTATTGCAGCTGGTTGATAAACTTGATGCCGTACGACACGTTTGTGGACGGGTCACGGAAAAAGGTCGAGTCATCAAGCAAAATCGGACGCTGCGCCACATTGTTCCCGTCTTCGACGGAAATGTAGTCATCGTCTTGCGTGGTAATCGGCACTTCGCTTTGAGTGCCGATGACGTACACGAAATCGCCCGTCGGGCCAAGCGTCTGAATACGCTCCCCAGCGGGCCAGAAATAGGTCTGGTCTTGCGTACAGAACACGGCGAGACGCTCGGTGTTCCAGCTATCGACCATTTGGTCAAACGCCGACAGGGCGTCTTGGGCCATCGCAGCCGAAGGCGTCTCGCCTTCAGCCAGGATACCGAGCAGACGCAAAGCTCCGTTAATCTGATCGCCTGCGGTTGCCATAACTTACTCTTTCCTCTTGCGCCGCGCCCTTAACTCGTTACTGGCCGCAACAGGTTCCGGCGACGCAGCAGGTTCATCCTGCCGCGCCGCCGGTTCCAAAGGATCATACTCCTCCCAACCGTGCTCGTAGTCCATAGCCGCCTCTACATCCGAGATGGCGATTTTCAGTCCGTGAACCGGGTGGCGAAGATATATGTTCATTCCGATTTTACCTCTAACGCTTCTCCGATTTCTGGAGCTTCAATACGGTTCACCAACATCTTGTAGGCTGAGATTACCGCTTGACATTGAGAGATGTAAGTCTGTGACTTGCCAATCTCCTGTTCCAAGGAATCAATCTCAATCAACAAAAACTCTTTGGTGATTTGCATTTACACCACAGCCATCAGATAAAACGTCGTGCCTGCATCCGTCACGCACGCAATCTTGCGGTTCGGCGTGGCAGAAGTGCCACCCAGAACAGCGACCATTGCGGCGGGAAGGTTGAGAAGGTTTGTCACCGTGCCCGAGTTGCTGTTCGATGCGCGAATGAACGCAGCAGACCCCGGCAGCGAAACGCTGCTTGGGAAGTCCGAATCCACGTTCAAAGACGCAAGCGTACCACCAGGGGTTACACCCGAGGCCACACCGAGGGTCGCACGGATCGCGTTAGCCGCACCCGAAATCGAACCACCCGAGTTGACCGACAAGCTGATGTGGGCGCCATTGGTCGTCTGTCCTGCGCCCTGTGCCGCAGCCACCGTTGAGAACGCACGCAGCGTCTCACCAGCGCCAGCCCCTGTGAAGTTCACACGGGAGTAAATCCCGCGAACATCGCCAGAGGCGTGCGAAGCCGTGACATAGAACTGGTTGACGCTGCCCGCCGAGGACTGCGCAACCGGAGAAGAAGACGGGCCAGAAAACACACCACCTGTAACAGTGACGCTTTCAAACTCAGGGTCGGCAAATGCAACGCCAACCGCCTTAGTATTAGGCATACAAAATACTCCTATGAGCAGTGCCCCCTACGGTATCACCCGTAGGGGGCGTTTGCCATTACGAAATGCGGTAGACAGTCCAAGCGCCGTCGCCGGTCTTGCGGCAACGGAAGTGGCCCGACGTACCCGCCGAAACCGCGCCCGCGCCCACAAGCGTCCAGCCCGTGCCAACCGCCACCGTAATCGCATCCGAACCGGCCGCGTCGATGTTGATGACAAAGAAGTCGAACGCCGCGTCCACCTTCTCAGCGGACGAGTAGGCCGCCTCCCAAAGAGCAACGGTCGGAAGGACAAGGTTGCCCGCCGTGCCGTTGAAGGTGAAAAGACCGTTCGCCAGCTGATCCGGCGTCGCAGTCGCACCCGCCGTGAGCGCCGTGGGGGCGCCCTGCGGGAAGATCAGCGGTTCGCCGACATTACCAGCACCAACCTGGTAGCCACTAGTACCGTTAGGAATTGCCATTTTTAGTTACTCCGTGAATAAGGTTAAGAATTAGCCCCAGATGCGGCAGGCCATCTGCGGACGGATCACCGAGTAGCCATACAGCACGTCGATACGGCAGGGCATACGGTCGTTGTTGATGTCGTACTGACGGACAACGCGCATGGAGATGCCGTTGTGGACCTGACGCGACGCCATGTCAACGCCCTGCGGGAGCAGGAGGTCGGCGGTGGCAAACGTGATTGCGTCCTTGTGGTACACCAGGTTCTGAGCGTACTGGCCGCTAGCGGCGCCCACGTAGGTCACGACATCGTTCGCGGCCGGCAGCTTGCTGACCGTGGCGAGGGCGTGCGTCGGGCCGTAGACCGCCGGCAGGAACTCCACGTCCACGAACTCGGTAGCAGCCGAGGTGACGGTGTTCTGCACAACGAACTGCTGCAGCGAACCGGTGGACTCGCGGGTCTGCGGGTTGACCGCAAACACGCCAGCGATGGTGAACACGTCGCCGGGGACGAGGGTGAGGCCGTCGGTCACGTTGTCGAGCGTCAGCTTGGTCGCACCGTTGACGAGCGTGGTCTTCACAATCGGGGTGTCCGAACGCGAGGCCGAGCCGTTGGTGTGCTGCTTGATCGACTGCGACATGTTGATTTCGTCGTAGCCGAGGACGCCTTCACCCATCATGCCGTTCTTGAACTGGCGGCTGATGGAGTCCACCGGGTTGAACAAGCCCTTCATGCCTTCGACGAGGCCAGCGTTGGCGGCCGGGTTGACGGTCGCGTAGCGCGGGGCCATGCCGGCGGCGGCTTCGTTCAGCTTCTGCTGGGCCTGCAAGAGAACCAGCGAGGTGCCGGGGGTGACGCCAGGCGTACCGACCGACTGATAGACCTTCTTGAAGCTGTTGGCCACATCGGCGTCGATGCTGGAAGCGAGCTGGCTGATACGCGGCTTAAGCACGCGCTCGGCGAAGTCGTCCAACTGGAGGGCCATTTCGGCGCTGGTGAAGTTGACGCCAATGTGCTTCTGCGAGGCGACGGTGAGAGTCGTGAACTGCTCGTTGTCGTCCTGCACCTGAAGCGCGGCGCCGTCGGTCACAAGGGCGCGATCCGGCAGACGGATGCGGAGGGTCGAACCAATCTTGGCACCTTCGACAGCGAAGCTGTCGTCGTACTGACGGTTCACGTTGCGGGTGATCACCAGGTTGTTCTCAAGAATTTCGAGAGCCTTCCGGGTGATCATGTCAATAGTAAGCAGTGTATTAGACACAGTAAATCTCCAAAAAAGAAGTTAGCGGTTACGTCGGGCTTCCCACTGTTTAATCTGTCGCAGACGCTCGGCTTCAATCCACTCTGACGTGCTCATGTCCTTGACGGAGCGGGGGTCAGTCGTGTCTCGGGCCGGTGCGCCGACGGTTTTAGCCGTCACAGGCTTAATCGGCGGGGGCGCATTAGTTGTCTTTTTGACCGGCGGATTGTCGGTCAACTTGACCTCAATCTTACCAATCTCCTTGGCTTGCAGGTATGGCGACAAACGGGAAATACGTTCAGCCTCGCGGGGGTTGGAGCCCAAGTAGTACGCTACGTCGGGGCCAACATCCGAAGCCTGAATCGTCTCGGCCATCACGTTCGTGATTGGCAACGCCCTATTGTACACGACTTGCTCAAAGTCGTCGTACTTCTCAAAGGCCGCTTCCTCACGTTCCTTATAGGCCGTCAACAGCTCGCGCTGCTGCCGATCCGCCTCACGCTGGGCCAGCAATTCCTCCGCCTTACGGGCCGCAAGGGCTTCCGTATAAGCGTCGGGGTCGATGTCCCGGTCAGGCAGCGCGGCAGGCGTCTGGGCCATCGGCTCAGGCGCTTTCAACGCTTGCTCTCGTTCCCACTTGCGACGTTCCCGTGCAAGTCGTTTACCTACCAGCGCGTCGAGCTCCTCTTGGGAGAACGTCTTGGCAGGCTTTTCCTCCGGCGGGGTTGCCTCTTGAGCAACAACTTCGGGTTCCGGTGCAGCCGTAGCAACCGGTTCCGGCGCGGGTACTTGTTCCGCTACTACTTCGTTTTCAGACATTGTGATTCCTAGCGAATCCCTGGTCAACCGGACCAGTACGGTTAAATCGTACGCTGTTGCGTAAAAGAGTCAAGCAAGGTTAGTTACGGAGCTTGAATGGGATTTGATTTTCGAGACGCAAGTGCCTCGTCAAGTCCTGCGGCAACCTTATCCGCAATTGTTTCGATTTCAGCCGAAGACCATTCCTCTCTAGCCTTTTGCTCTGACTCACCGGGAACGTATACAGCCGAAGCAAAAATCTTATTCCCAGATGCGTCAACGTCTTCGCGGGTAAACGTAATTGTTTCAACAACGTCCATACCACGGCAAATCTTAGATTTCCAAGACGGCATATCAGTCTCCTTAATTCAAACCGCTGAACACAGCGCAATGGATGTTGTAAGTTCCAGACGCCATAGCTACTTGCAAAATATCTGAGCCTGACATTGTGTAAGTTCTTGCGACAGGTGATCCGCTGACCGTTTTTGCAGACAAAACAGTTGCGCCAGCGGTTGCGGAAGTAAATACCAAATCGGTAAAAAATGCGCCACCGGGATCAAGCCCGGTAACAATGCACAGATTCCCCCAGGTATTCCCAATAGGACTAATAACTGTTGCGCTTGTGGAAACGCTTGTTAATTTGGTGGCAAGTCGCGCATTGGTGTCTCCAGCCGAAGATGTAATTCGCAACTTATTAAGGGCGCGAACATCTCCGGTTCCTTTTGGCAGAAGCTGAACATCAATGTCTGCTCCAGAACCCGTTGCCGAAAAAGTCGGGGAGCTGCCCGACGCGGCGTTAGTAATTGTAAATTCGTTGACGGCAGAAGCAGTAGTGGTAAATTTAATCAGTTCGTTGTTATTTGTGTCGTTTATGCCGTTGCCAGATGTAAAAAATTGCAAATTTCCGGCGGCCGTAAGTTTTGCCTGAACAGTACCGTCAAAAGCAATTGCAAAACCGCCGCTTGCGTTATTTGCGTTCAAAAGAGCCGCATCAGCAGCGTTAGTAATGTCTGTAAATGAGCTGCTGGTCATCCCAAGCCAAGCACTACCGGCATCACTAATTGCAAGGAATCTAGCCGCTGATGTGGTTCCAGCGGTTGAGTTTGATACCCCAACGGTTGCTGCTGCGTTAGCGTTCGAAACAGCATGAACTCGATAAGACGGAGATGAAGTTCCAAATCCAGAATCACCAGTTGTATTTATTGATGATGCGCTGACGGTTTTGCCAGCGGTCAAGTTATCAACTGATACCTTAACTGTGCTGCCGCTCTGTACGATTGGCAGAACTTCGGTTCCGGCAAGCGGAGTTGCTGCGCCGGTTAACTGCGAAATTTTCTTGTCAGCCATAAAATACTCCTAAAATCTTAATAAAATCGCAAGGCGCTTATAGCAAAATTGCCGTTGTAGCCAGTTGCATTTGCAAAATTTAACTTGTAGGAACCCGTTACAGTTACAGTTACATCCGTAAAAGTCGTGATCGTGGTAACGGATGTCGATGTTCCTTGACGAACAACCAAATAAACGCCAGGGCCGTAATGCACATTTGTCGCGTTAATCAAATAACACGTAACTAGGTGCATTGACGTATTTGGCAAAACGTAATCTAAATCGCCATTTTGGCCGTTATTAATTGTTTGCGTTGCTGACGCGCTAAAAACCTTTGAAGTAGCTTTAAGGTCTGTAAATGTTCCAGCCGCAGGAGTCACACTGCCAATTGTGTTGCCATCAATCTTTCCGCTTGACGCCCAAACAGCGCCAAACTGCTGAGTGCCTGCAATAAGATTTTCACGGACAATGGTGCGTCCGGCAGCCGCATCCGCTGAGTCAACAGAAATGCCTTGTGCAACTTTGTTATGTATGACGTAATTTGAGTTATAAAGACTGTTTCCGCCAACAACAACAATGTTGTTTGTTGGGTCGGTAGACATACAACGGTTATTTTCAATAATTACGTTTTGTACGTTGTTAGCTTCAATGTCTACGGTTTTTAAGCCAATAAACAAATTATTAAGGATACGCCAGTTCCAAACGTAAGTGCTTGACGAAACGCCAAGAACAATACCTTTCGTTCCGGTGCTAGTTCCCGTAATAAAACAGTTGCTGTCTACAACAATTGTGTCGGCAGCTTCCGCATTTTGGTTAGCATGATAAATGCCGATTGCGTTGTTGGCGCTAATCTCAAAATAGTTATTTTTAATTGTTAAGACGTTGTTTGCCGCGTTTCCTATGTAAACGCCATAGGACGATCCAAACATATCGTTGTCATTGATAAGCGTATAGGTTGTCACGCCATTCAACGATACGGCACGGGCAAAACCAAAAATTTGGTTTCCTCGAATGTACACGCCTTCATTGACTGCGCCATTCAAGTCAATGCCGTGCCGATCTGCTCCACCCGAAGGAAATCCTCCTTCGTAAATCATGTTGCAGTCTGTTATTCGGATAACCAGTGAATAGTTACCAAAAGTAAACGGATTGTTTACGCGAAAAATTTTTAATTCGTTAAAATGCGCTTCCCAAGTTGCGTTGATGATAAACGCTTGGTTAATGTCATAAATGCGCAAACGATAAAAATACAGGCCATCTCTAGAGTCAGTGCCAAAAACGCCACCAGAAGGCAAAATGCTTTCTACGGCGGTCCAGTTTCCACTCGATCCAGCATGACTCGTAATGGCAAAGTCCGAAAAAAACATGTTTCCGCCATCGTAAGAGGCGGAATTGAAATTGATGCCGTTGCAATTTAAGCAAGACAAAATAGATGCTGTGCCACCTTCGCCGTACATTGAAACGCCATACGGCATCAGCAATGCGGAAGTAATTTTGTATGTACCGGATGGAAGATATACCGCGCCGCCGCCTGATGTTTGCACGGCGTTAATTGTTGCTTGAATCGCAGCAGTATCATCTGTGACACCATCGCCAACAGCGCCAAAATCAAGCACGCTAACTGAGTCGCGCAGTTTATTCTGAATGGTGCGCGTTACCGCGTTAGCACCTGCCGGCAAAAACCCAAACTGGTCAATAGACGCTTTTTTAGTTACGCCGTTTTGCAAAAACGGCGCTACATCCGACGGCGATACCGGCGAATCGGCAGCAGGCAACTCAGAAATTTTAATAATAGCCATTTATTACTCCAGCAGCAGCAAGCCGCCGTTTTCTTGCACCAAGTTTTCGCCGGTTTCGGTTTCCAGATTGCCAAATATTACGTCGCTTGCGTAGCCCGTCAAAAACGAAGCAATGCCGCCAAGCCCTAGCCCGACCGCATTTCGCAAACCAACTCCGAAGCTCATCGGATGTTAATGGGCTTGGCGTACAAGTCGCCGTCAGCCGTTACGCGAATGGCACTCACTCGCCAGGGCGCGCCAGTGCCTTGCGGCACGATGAACGGAATTGGCGTGTTGGCCGGGATCGGAGTGCTGGAAGTCGTTGCCGTCACGCCCTCACCCACGACCACGTACGCGGCTGACGTACACCATACCACTACGCCCTGCGGGCCGGACTGCCAAGTCGCCGTAGAGCCTGCGGTGCCCGTGTACGCTACCGTACGACCGGGGTATACGGCATCGGCCATCGGATTAAGAAGTTCCATGTTCTACCCTCACGCTAAGAAGCGCAGTTTATAAATGGTCGTAAGATACAACGTCAGTATCTCATCAATCAAATTTTGTAAAGGGCTGTCCTCTTTACTACAAACCGTGTAACGCATTTCCTCAAGCGTCTTTAGTTCGTCCTGCAAAAAGTCGAGCACATTGTTCGTCTTTTTAGCCGACTGTAGCGCGACTGGGCCAATTAGCCCATACCGGCCTTGATACGCTTCAGCAAATGCGTCCGATAGCTCGATAACCCCTTCGTAAAACTTTTGCAAAGCCTTATGTTTTGCGTAGTTACGGGTGTTTAAATGCGTCGAATGGGCAACATCCCGAGCTAGAAAGATGTGCCCGATAAAGACTTCACAGCTCATTGTGGCGGCGCTCCCATGCCCATCTCAGGTAGCATCGGCGGCGGGGCTTCCATGCCCATTTCAGGCTGCATGGGCATCTCGCGCTCGGCGCTAGGCGACACAAGCTCGCCGTTATTCATCATGCCGGCCAAAGTGCCCATTATGATGTCCTGAATCTGTTCCTCACTCAAACCGCTTTCAACGCTCTTGATACGGTCGGTTTCGGCTTGGTACGCCTTGATTTGAGCCTCAAACTCCTTGACCTGCACCTCGCGGGCTTCCATCGACTGCTGCACGCGCTGGAGCATCTCCTGCATCATTTCCATCTCTTGCGCCATCGTTTGCATCTGCATGTTGGCAGCCTGCAACGCCGGGTCTTCTTCGTCCGCCAACAGCTTCGGATCAATCATCTTCTGAAGCCGCTTGCTAATTTCCTGAGCGCCCGGCCAGTCCATGTTCTTAACGAACAGATCGCCGGCGACCGACCAAAGCTGCGGGTTAGCCTGCAAAATCTGCCCCATGGCGTCCATGGCTTCCTGCCGCTTGGTCGCGTAAGACGGGCCGGTCGTGACCGCCACGTCGTACTTGCCCACCGACGGGTTGTAGATTTTCTCGATCACCACGCCCGTCTCGTCCACGATGCGACGCACCGGTTCGGCCTGCATCGGGTCTATACGGGCGGTCGATGTCTCGCCGTCCAAGCCGATGATGCGCGCGATGCGCTGGGTGTCGTAAATCTTCGGAATCAAATCAACGAGTTGGCGCGTCCCATAGCGGATAGCACGAGCGAGGTTGTCTACAAAGTGGTATGTGCCTGTGTCGCCTTGCCGTTCACGCGCCAAGATGGCCCGACCGGTGCGCTCGTTGGAGCGCATGCCGAGACTTGCATCATACTGGCCGGTAGAGGCCTTGATGTCGTCGGCAGCGCCCATTTTCGCCTGAATCAAGCCCGTCTGGGCGAGCGGCGGAGGTGCGCGTTGTGGCAGCGGCAGGATGTTTCCCTGCCCGTCTGTCACGTCGGGGTTAACTTCTAGGTACGGCCAGTTGGTCGTGTTGGCCGTCTTCCATTGGGTTTCGTAGCCTTCAAACTGGCCACCGTAGCCAATAAACGGCGCCTTAGGGGCCAGAGCCAGCATCTCGGCTTCTTGGGACACCCAGTAGTTGTACATGCGCTGGGCGTCCTTGGCGTTACGCACAAGACCCGACACGTACATACGGCCGTCTACTTCAAACTCGTTGCCGATCACGCGGATTACAGGAATCCACTTGCCCGGCCATTCAGAGGATTCCAGAATCTCGTAGCCGTTGGTTTTCAGCCACTTAACGCGCTTAACGTCAACTTCGCGCTTGCGGATGGGCTGGAGGCCCAGCATCTCAAGCTCACGCGCCTCGGGCGAACCCGCGTACGCCGTTTGGTTGCCGGCGTACAGGTTCAGCGTCTCTCGGCTGTGCTCTTTGTAGAAATACTCAGCAATACGGACAGTATTCTGGTTGATCCACTGCGACAGCGCCTGGTCGCCGACGCCGCGTTGCATAACCGTTGAAATCGGCTCTGCATTGGGGTACATGCGCTCAAAATCCGACTTCTGGATGTCTTCGGTAATGAAGCACCACTCCGCATCCGCCCCGCAAGGGTCTTGGATGGTCGGGTCCATGTAAACACTGAAGCTATTTCGGATGCGACCGATACGAAGGTCTTGGTCAAACGTGTTCTCGTCGCAGTATTCCGTCAAAATGCGGAAATACCCTTCGCCGTACGTGACTTGGTTGTCGCACGCGGTGTCGTAGGCGACATCCGCATCGGAAATATACTCAATGTGACGGACAATTCCGTCAAAAATCTCAGCGACCTCAACGTCCGCCTTGTCATCGACCGGGATTACCTTGCCGGCCGGGCGGTTCTGACGCTGATCGTTCGTTACCTGCCGTACGTGCAGCGGCAGCTTGTTGATTGTAAGGCACGGGCGCGCGTTGAGCGTCTGCCCCTGCACCGACCCGCGCTGCGCGAGCACGTCCTGCGGCCACTGCCACTGGTTGTCGGGCGAGCCTGCCATGAAGCGCAGGTCGTCCAGCTCGTCCTCACGGCTGTCGGAGTACGCCGCCAGCGCCGTCGTGAGACGGGATCGGGCGGTTGCCAGCACGTCCGCCGGGTCGCGCGAGGCTTTGCCTCGGTCGGTGGGCGTGTTAGCGACGCGTGCCGCGCCGCGCAGCCCTGTGGGGTCTTTAGCCATTATTTGCGCTTCTTACCTTGAGCCTTACGCTTGACGGAATACGCAATCGCCACGGCCTGCTTCTGCGGCTTGCCGGCCTTCATTTCGGCCTTGACATTCGTGCGAAAGGCAGACTTGCTGCCAGACTTGACGAGGGGCATTAACGCTTCCTCATCAACGTGGGGCGAAAGTCAACCGTCGTACGGATAACGTCCGGGCGCCGCATCGGCATGCGCATCGGTCGCGCCGGGCGCTGCGTCGGCTGCTGGGCCTGCGAACCGACCACCATGTCCTGAACCAGCGCGCGCGGGTTCACGCCAATCGGGTTGTACGGAATTCTAGCCATGGAATTACCTCTTTTTAGCCGTTTTAGCCGACTGACGGAACGCCTTGGCGGTGGGCGCGCCCTTGCTGCCAGGCTTGCGCATCTTCTCGCCCGACCCTGCCTTGATCCGTTCGCGCTTGGCGTGGATATTAGCGTACAAACCCGTTTTAGCGGCCATTAGTTGCACTTCCAGCGTCTAAGCGACGCCTTTGCTCGTTCAGCCGGCCCTTTGGCCTTGGCTACAACGCCCTTCATTCGCGCGCAAAAAGACTTCTTACGCCCTGCGTCCGCCTTAGTCTTCGGACTCGGGGCCGGAGCCTTCAAGTTGCTGCCCGTAGCGCGGTTATACTTAGCCCGACCCTTGGCCGTCAAGCCCGCGCCCTTAGACACGGGCTGCTTCTCGCCCCGACCGACCGACAGACTGACCGTTTTGCGCGCCATTAGGCTCCCATCCAGCTGCTTGTCATGCTGCCTCCACGCTCGGCGGCGATGCGTCTTGGCTTGTCCCGCGCCTCGCGGTTAGCGAGCGGGTAGGCGAAGGTGACGGCGAGCGCGTCCGCTGCGTCGGGTGACGCTTGGCCGCGAGCTTTCATCTCCTTCTTCCCTTCCAAGAACAGCGTACCTGACGAGTTAGGCTTGACGTGGGGGCCGCACAGGTCCGACTTAAGGAGCCGATCCGTCGGGATGCTCGCCGAGCGTAGCCACTCCCGCATGTCGCCCCACATCTCTGCCCGCTTGTTGCCCCACATCACCGGGTTCTTGGCCTTCCAGCCAAAGTTCACCCCACGTACCTTATACCTCTGCTCTTTTAGCCGGTCAAGTACGCCGTAGCCCAAACCGCCCTCGTCGATGACGGTGAGCGCGGGGTTGAACTCCTCAATAGCGTCGATGACGCGACCGACGGTCGTCATGGTGTCCTCGCCCCGGTGGCGCCGGATTGCAACGATGTCGCGCCCCTGCCTTACGACGATGACGGTCGAGTCAGCGCCCCCGCGCGCGGGGTCAACGCCAATCACCCGAGGGGCGCTTTCATCCTTGAAACGAACTCTTGCCATAGCTTCGTCCACCAGGCGAGGACTGATGAACTGGTCGTCTCCGTCGGAGGGGAACTCTCCATACACTTCGACCTTGGCTTGGCTGCTGTCGGCGCCGTACTCGGCGATGATCTGCTCGTAGACCGCTTTGTCGGTGTCTTCGACTTGGCGCGCGTCGATGTTTTGCGTTGTCCAGAACTCTCTTTTCGCGTTGAAGCACTCATAGAAATATCCCTCGTTGCGTCGCGGGTTGCTAAAGGCCATCCAAAAGCGATGCGGCGTGTTCTCCGTAAAGAAGCCCGCCGTCACCGACCAGATACTGTCGGGGATACCACTGGCCTCGTCGAAGATGACCAGCACACCGTCGTGGTTGTGTACGCCCGCGTACGCGTCGGGGTTCTCCTCCGACCAGAGTCGCCCTTCGACCGACCAGTACCGCGTGCCTTTCTTAAGGTCGCGCTCGACGATCTCCGCGAGCCACTTGGCCGGCATCACGCGCGTCGCGCTCACCTCAAACCAATGGCTGTTGATGAGCAGCGCCAGCCACTTAGTCACCTCGGCCCAGGTGACCGAGCGTAGCTGCGCCTCGCTGTTAGCCGACACGATGGTCGTCGAGCCTATGCGGGTCGCTAGCATCCATAGGATGAGCCAGCTGACCAAGGCCGACTTACCGATACCGCGCCCCGAGGCGGTGGCCATGCGCAAGACCTCATAACTGGTCGCCGTCTTGTTTTTGGCGATGTGCGCGGCGATGTCCCGCAGCACCTTGCGCTGCCACCGCCTCGGGCCGTCAAAGTGTTCCAACGGAGTGTTCTTTTGCCCCCACGGGAACGCGAACAGCACGAACGCCTCTGGGTCGTCCTTGATGGACGGCGCCCAGAGCCGGGACATAATCTGCTGCTCGTCGTCGGCGCTATATATCGGCGTTTGCATATTCGGAGTGCTGCTCCAGGTTTACAAGCCTTGGCGATGCGTCTTGAATCAGTGCAGCCGGTGCTGGCGACAATATTCGGCCATTAATGACGCGAGACTCCGCCTCTTGCAGCGCCGCGATGACGCTGATCTGCTGCGTGACATCCACTTGGACCTGCTGCTTCGCCACCCAGCCATGCACGTGCTGAAGGATAGCGAGAGCCGCCTTGCTATCGCCATTTCTAGCCGCCTCGCGCAGCTGAACGGCGGCTTCAACCTCCCCATCGGCGCGGCCTTTGGCTTCGGCCATTTCGGCCATGGGGTCCATTTGGCATAAACGACGGTATTCCGTAGGCAGCATCCCCGCCGCCAAGGCGAGCCTATCACCTTTCAGCCCAAGCGCCGCCGCGTCATAGATGGCCTGAAGCCGCGTCTCGGTCGCCTTAATCTCGCGTGGCTCAAACGGGAGCGATTTGAACATGTCGCAACACTACCTTTCGTGTAAGGCAATAGCAAGCGATGTGCAGGATTGTCCTGCCGGGAGGCCGCGATCCACAACAACCGTGTGGCCTGTGTGCCGGGGCGGAGATTGCCTTAGATGGTGGGCTATAGCCCTTCAGCTACCTCCCGGTCGCTACGTGCGCATCACGTCAGACATCGCCACGCAAGAATAGCACAAGACTTTAATTTACGGGCTAGCGGGTAAAAAAATAAAAAATTTTTACGACCCCATAGCACCAGGTACAACCACCGCGCGGGTCGCCCCACCCCCCTAGTTGCAAACGAGAATCATTTGCATCCAGTCTGGGCGCGGTGGGCAGCGTGGGCAATGTGGGCAACGGCTACGCGCCCCCCGACTGTTAGCCGTCGAGCGCGTGGGCAATGTGGGCAATTCTTTGGCAGTTGCAGTTGTGGGCAATGTGGGTCATTTGGTTTTGGATGACCCACATTGCCCACAATCGGACGGGCGAGGGCAGTTGTGGGTCATGTGGGTCAAATGGTCACGGAAAAAAAATCGGAGCGGCTCCAACGGAATGCGCGCCAGCCGCTCCAGGCTGTATGTTTATACAGTAGTATTTCTTTCTTAACTTAAAGATAAAGAGATGACCCACAATGCCCACAAGTCATATCCCGCGCTGTAAATATAGGCACTTGCGCGTGGGCAATTCTTCCCGATTCCATGACCCACAACCTTGCCCACAATGCCCACAACCTCGCCCGAAAATGCTTTACATTTTGACAGGCGTCTATGTAAGAGAATGCTTGACACCCTACGCGCGCGCGACTAACCTACACACATCGACAACGCAATTGAGGTACACGCTATGAAGTTCTCCAACCTTTTGTTTTGCTGCTCCGCCATCCTCACCTTCGGCGCATGGATGGGAGCCGCTACGATCGGGCTTGCCCTATTCGCCCAAGTGAGCGCCATCATTTGCCTTGCATTGAACGACTGACCTGCTGTAACCTAATCTCGTACACTCTACTAAAGGACACTACCATGCAATTCTCAATTTCCGCCGACACCATTAAAGCCCTGCTCGTTATCGCCGCGAAAAAAGATACTCGTGGCTATCTGAATTCCGTATGCATTGATGTCCGTGCATCTGACGCCGTGGCCGTCGCAACGGACGGCCATAAGCTGCTGGCCGTGGCGCTCACGCTTGCCGACGACGCGCCCGCGCTGGTGCCAGGGCGCTATATCGTCGCACGGGAGGCGTTAGAGTCAGTCAAGCCCGTGTTAAAGCGCCCCATCCTGGTGACGATCGACCCGACCGCGCGCGCGGCGACGATTGACAATCGCAGCGCCGCCACGACAACGCCGCTTATGGACGCCACCTATCCCGACTGGCGCAAGGTTGTACCGCTTACCGTGTCGGGTGAAGTCGCGCAATTCAACGCCGACTATATTGGCGCGTTCGGTAAGGTGCAGACCCTGCTAGGCGGTAAGTACTCGCCCGGCATCCTGCACAATGGCAACGCCGCCGCCCGCGTTGTACTGACTGGCGACGCCGTGGGCGTACTTATGCCCCTGCGCGGCGACCCGCAGCCGTTGGATAACCCCACATGGCTGGTCACGCCGACCGCAATCGCAGCTGCTGAAGCCGCCTAATCATCCGACCCTAGGGGCGGTGCTTATGGCCGCCCACTCTTAACTAACCTATAGGACACTACACTATGACGACCGACACCAAGTACAACGGCTGGACTAACTACGCCACATGGCGCGTTGCGCTAGAGATATTCGACTGTCTGGACATCCGCGATTTGTATTCGACCGAGGTCGCCGACGATGACGCCTACGGCCTTGGCCAACTGTTGGAAGAATACGCTGACAGCGTGGTCACGCAGGACGGCTCGTTAGAAGGCCTCGCCGTCGACTACGCGCGCGCCTTCCTGAAGGATGTCAACTGGTACGAGATTGCCACGCATATGCTCGACGATATTAAGGCGGAGGGCTGAACCATGGCTTACAAGAAATACGCCCGTGAGTGCGACAAGTGCGGCGCGGGTATGAACGAGGGGTACTACATCGAGTGCGGCGAGTACTACTGCTCCGAGGTCTGCCTGTATAAGGAAATCACGCCGAAGGAGTGGGAGGAGTTGTACGCCGACGGCGAGGGCGACAGTTACTGGACGACATGGTACGAAGACCCGGACGAGTACATGGTGGACGACGACGACCCGGCTCCGAACAAAGTCAGCGTGGAGTTGGCGGATGCTGTGGACTCAACGGGCAAGGTCGATGAGGAGAAGGTCGCCAAGTTGTTGGCGGAGGAACTGCGCCGACGATGGTTCGTTGACCCCAACAAGTACGAGTTCATCAACTGGACTGTGACCTGCGATGTGCAGATTAAAGAGGAGGACAAGGCATGAACGAACAAGAACGGCTCAACCGCATCGCTATCGCCTTGCGTGCGGCGTATGAGCTGGTTGAAGAAGGCAGCGAGGCGCATGGCTACATTGCTGAGGCGTTGGCCTACGCTGACGGTGACATGGCTAGTTTCGATGGGGAGGATAAGGCATGAGCCGCTATATAGTTTCGGTCTGCCGTGTGGAACATCGCGTATATCAAATCGAGGTCGAAGCCGACACGCCGGAGAAGGCACACGATATCGCCGTTGATACATGGGCAGAAGGTGACGAAACCTTTAAAGATATCGGATGCGTCTACGCCGAAGACTTCATCAATGATGTGGAAGAAAAACGGGAGGCCGCATGACCGCGCAGCGATGGGCAGTGCTGACCCTTACCGGCAACCATTGGGAGAATGTGTGGAGCCTAGACGATGAGCCCGAAACCTTCGACAGTTACGGCGACGCTGACGCTGCATTGGCTGAACACTTGCGGGAGTGCCAATGGGCGGTGGACGCCGGGCACCTTGACGACATGCCAACCCGCGACGCGTTCCGCATCGCGCCTTGTGTTGATACTTTTTTGACTGCGTAAACTAAAACCAACTGGAGACAATAGACTATGAAAACCGCAACAATCGCCGCCGCTTTGGTGGCTACCTTGGCTCTGCCCGCCTATGCTGAAATTTTCGCCACGGCGGGCGTTAAAGGTGACCGTGACGGGCGCACGGTGCTCACGACCGACCCGTGTGAGATTAAATTTGACCTGCTACAAATCGGGCTGAACAAGACCACGACCGATGAGATGCGCCGCGCCTTCTACTACACGAGCGACGGCAAGACGAACGAGGGGTGTTGGAAGCACGACGCCGGGACGGTGGTGCTGGTGTGGTCTGTTGAGCAGATTGCGCGCCGGTGGCCGGTGGATAACTTCAAAGTCGCCGACAAGAAGGCGAGCGCATGGGACGCGCTCCGATGATGCGTTGGCTATCGTGGGTGTACCGGCTAGTGCGTCAACTTCGGAAAGCACGCGCCGACGACTGGCGCCGCGTGCCGCCGCCTAACTGGGCGTGCCGGCGCGGTGGCCGTGAGTATCTTTAACAGTATGAGGTGACAGTATGCACAAGCCGTCAGATGACCCCTTCCTTGACCCAGAGACTATGTACAGAGAACCAACCCCGCCTGAGCCTGTCCTTTCGCCGGAGGAGCTGCGCGCTATCTTGGACGAGTCCACCGTAGGCGATGCCATCGACCCCGACCATTACAAGGTTGGCGGGATCGAGACCATCGACTACATGAAAGCCAAGAGTACGCCGGAAGAATTTGAGGGATACTTGCGCCTGTCATCGCTCAAGTACCTATCCAGAGCCGGGCATAAAGGCGAGGCGCTGGAGGACTACCGCAAGGCGCTCTGGTTCGTTACACGGCTAGTTGAGGAGGGCGAGCGTGAGTAACCTACACACCGCCGCCGAGCGCGCGTTGGAGGCGCTCGATAACCTGATACTGGCGTGCGAGCCACCGGCCGACCCTAGCGCACTAGAACCGGCAGTCGCGGCGGCTATCCAGGCCGCATCCGCGCTGGCCGCCGCTATCTGTACCAGTCACACCGAGAGGGAGACAGTATGACCACACAGTACGAGCCTGACCCGTTGGATGATGAGTGGGACAAGATGTCGCACACCGCGACAGAGTACCGCGCTGAGATACGGCAACTGCGTGAGCGGTGCTACAAATACGCCAAGGAGTTGGAAGGACTTCGTGCTCTCGATCTCGCCATATTCGAGCAAACCGTGCTC